ATCGACAACACCTCGTGTTTGCGTTTTGCCAGAGCTGGCGGCGCGAAAAGGATTTAACCCGCCTATGATAACTTGTTTCAGCGTGTTGTTCGTGTCCGGATTGTTGCCGTCGTTTGCAGCGTGGATATAGCTAGCCACTTGCACCATGAGTTGTTCTTTGTCTTTGCGATTTTTGATCATATCAGCAAAAGTATCAGGCGTAACATATGTGCTGTGGTAAAATGCTTCTTGTTCGTCAAGAGAAGTTAAATCTTCCCGGAGCACGCCCATCAATTCAGGCTGCACAAGATGCGGCGCGAAAGTTTGCTCGTCTTCATCCCACAGCATTTTAATAAAACATTTGCCTTTGACTAATGACCAAATAACAGCCTCTTCAATTGTCATATCGACGTTGCTTTGACGAAGATAGCGGTGGAGCTCTGAAGCGGCTGCTGACGCTTTCGCGCGATCCGCAGCCGTGGAGGATCCGTATTTTTCAATTCCAAAGCGCAGTTCGACAGGAGAATACAAATATGAAGAAAGATTATCTATGTAGGCAAAAGTTTTCGGATAGACAGCGGGATCCCCATCTTCAGATCCCGTAAGATACATGTTTTTGTACATGGCCCCACGGTCAACACGTTCGCCAAGAGATGCCGAACATTTATCTACGATACCCGCAGCCCATTCGAGTGTGTTGTTATCTGGAATAATCATCTTCCGGCCCCGATCCCGTCGCCCGCTACAAAGTTAACATTAGGTTTATGTCTTGGTTGGAGAGCCTTAACCGGGTCTACGTAATTACGCGGATCTCTTAGGCTTCCGGACATCGCGCGCTTCGCGAGTTTCGCCGCGTCGAAAGATTTCTTGCGGGCGGCGCCGGAAAACATATTATCCGCCAAATTCTGCTTTACCGGATCGAGCCTAGGAGCCATGGATTCGCCAAGCTTAACGTCTTCTTTTAGATTACCTAATTTATAATCTTCCATAACAATATCAGCGGTCGTATCAACAGCCTTATTGCGTATGGATGACGCCGTCGAGATGTCTTTCGAGATGTGACCCTTATAGACCAAATTTTTACTTTCACATGCTGGACATTCTGTAAGCGCAGTTTCACCGACCTCTTCGTATAATTTTGTAATCGAATTACAATCGCTGCATTTGTAAATAACGTTAGGCGCTTTGCGCACAATCGCTGGTGCGGGCTTAGCTTCTTCTGCACTTACAGGACCATCCCCCATACGGTGGAAGACTGTCTTTTTATTTTTCTTTTTACATTCAGGACAAGGCGGTGATGTCAGGTTTGGATCCTTTGTAATCTTTTTGAACACGTTACCGCATTCGCACTTAAACGTCATTCTATAGCGCTGTGTATCGTCTGACATTTAAATTTCCTTGTAATAAATCGGCTGCGGCAACACATCCGCGCGTGTCAAAGCATTAGACCACTTACCGTGCATGACCCACTTCGAATGACTAAGAACACGCGTTCTGCGCCAGGATGCTCTCTCACCTTCGGAATTGATATCATTAGATACTAAAAAAACTTTTCCTGTGTGCTGATCTTCGGATATGACAGACCAACCATTCAAACTCTTATCTTGAGATCCAGAAATTTCTATTTTCGGATAAACGATGGCGGCTTCCACTTGTTCAACAGCCTGATTTTCAACAGGGCGCGAAGAATCTATTTCTTCCGCCGTTACAAAGACAGGAGGTCGTTTTTTGTGTTCTTTGCTCATAGAGCTTCCCCAGTGTTAGAGTTAGTTTTTAACATATTTCGCGTTCAAAGGACAGAATTACATAAACCCACGGTCACGAAGCCATTGTTCCCTTGGCGTCGGCGGCGCTTCATACTCCTCTTGCCTTTGCATGAACCTCATAACAATCTGATCTACAAAAGCTGCGCCTTTATTACTTTCCTCCTCGCTATCCATGCGAAGCACAACGTCATAAGACAAACCCTGCTGGATCATCGAGGGCCTCACCCACTCGACCCAACCCATGTTTGCCAATCCTGCCGCGAAAACGCGGTCATCTTTCGCTTTTCCAGGAGCGCTAATCTCGCTCCCGTCTTGGACGACCGTGAGCATTTCCTCAACAAGGCCGACGCTACGTGTTAGCAGCATACCCGATGTGTGCGTATCTTTATAACTGCACATCATGCGCCATTTAGAATCATGCGACGAGACCCAGCCTTTGGCATACCCGGCGCCAAGTGAATCCGGCTTATGATAAAGATACCATTGCGCTGTTTGCAAGAAATCGTCCCAATCATAATCCTTACGTACCTTTTCACGATACATATCCGAGCGCATGCGGTCCTTAAGATGATCAAATTCCGTCATGACGGCCATACCCGGTCCGCCAGTGAGCTCAATATTGATACGACAATCTTTATAAGCACCCGCCAGATGCGCTAAAACCCAGGCAGCCTGCCGCGTATCAACATCACTATCCGCATACTCGGCGACTTGAACCAATTTGTCCGCGAAACACCGCCAGACCGATACGCACGTGCGATCAGCCCAATCGTTGCGGCCCCAGGCAACGTCCATGCCGATAACATAGACCGCTGTTGGAATAGGATCTTCCCATACACGAAGACGCACCTCTTCGATTTGCGACATGTGTGTTATTGGTTCCATGATACCGGCTTGAAAATCATTCCCAAGAATATATTTATATCCCTTGAACGATATTGGATCGTCGGGATTCTGAATGCGCGCCAAATCCTGTTGCAGCATCCTTGTAGCGAAAAAAGAAAAGCCGGTCATGACGAAGGCTTGACCTTCTGTCCAGGGCTGGTTCTGATAAAGCGTATTAATGTCCACGTCGTCCGCAGACGCTTTCCAACGATACCAAGCAAGCTGTTCTGTTGTAATTTTATAATTATACTGTTCTTCAACCGCATCGATAAGTTCTTGCTCTTCACTTGTCGGGTCGTAATTAAAAGTAGCATAACGAGGATCTGTTTGTTTGATCGTATTGAGGTCTTTAGACCACCAACCGACAAATACGGTAACGCAGGTATGGACATCGCGCTTGGCTGATATCCACATATCACGCCAATGATTAAATCCTTTGGCGGTACCTTCGTAGATGACGAAGCGGTTAGGATGATTATCTGCTAGGGCTTCACGAAAGCTATCAAGACCCTCTTTGCTACCATACGATGCAACTTCAGTTAAATGCGCGAATACGTAACCAACACCTTCACCCCATGTCTTTTTATTGCGCGTACCGGCGACAAGAAGATCGAGGCGCGAGCCATTACTGAATGTAATGAAGTCGCGATTGTCATCGACAATGCTAAAACTCTTACCAAAAAAACCTTTAGGAATACTCTCGACATAGCGCCGGATCGCGCGGCGATTAGCAGCGCTATTTTTAGGCGTATCCGTAACGAGCGCGCCAATGGTAGCTGGGTACATTGCTAACCAAAAAACGTCGAACACGAGCGACAAAGTTGTCAAACCGACTTGACGCGACTTCAAGCAATAGAAAATCCGCTGGCCATTATCCAAACCTTGACATACGGCTTCAAGAAACCGTTTCTGAGATCCCCACATATTAAGCGCGGAGCCTTTATCATCAATCGCTGCGACTTCCTTACTGTCGATGCGCAGCAATTTGATAAAGTCGGTAAAGACCGAAAGCCAACGGGCTGATTTTTTCTCCGTTAAGACCACGCCTGCGTCTCCTGAATAAAATCCGCCAGTTGTCGTTCGAAATTATTTACCAGTTTCCATTGCGATACTAAACTTCCATCCTTATTAAAAAATTCCTCGGGCAAATTCCCGTTCCAATAATCCGTATGGATAGGCATAATCTTGCACCCGCATAGCGTTGCGTTTACAAGTATCTCGCTACGCTCATACACAAAACAATTTTCGTGCGTTCTGAGTATCTCTGCTACCTGTTCAGGAGTGCCTTCGCATCGTGTCATGCCTTCCGTTAAAGAAAGAAGTTTATTGCCATGTATCTTGTCGTACTTATGCGCGTAGAAGCAGTCGCCCTTGCGTTCTGAACCTTCAGAAGGCGGATAAAAGATACGCTGATCGAAAGTAGGCAAACAAAGAACTTTTTCCGATATATCTTTCGTATACCCGTAAATTTTGTGCTTGGGCGCAAAAGTTATATCGCCACCATAAGCTCCCGCCTCGGCAAGAAGCCAGCGAACAATTTTCTTGTCATCCAGTTCGTGATCTTTATCCAGCGTCACGACATCGGGATATATAAAAATAGGCTCCTTGCCTTTAACATCATAATACATCGCTATATTCTCATCAAGAATATGGACGTTTAAAGCCGGATTATATCCAAAAAGCATGTTGACAGGTATGAGATAGGCCCGCTGCCCGGCTT